TGGTTTGGGCGACACCTCAATCAATGTCATATTTGACAATGAGACCGTCCCTGTGGATGCAGGTGGCTTCGCTCAGGTGCATCAGGAGCAGCCAAGAGTGACGTGTCGCAGCATTGACGTGCCAAGCATATCAGAAACTGATGTTATGATCATCGGCGGCCTGCACTACACTGTCCGCGCATGGGTGCATGATGGTACTGGCGTGACTGAAGTACAGTTGGAGAAGAAATAGTGGCGCACATCCGCAAGCAAATTCGTGACCGGATCGCCAGCAATGTTACCGCGGGGGCGACACTGGTTAAGCGCCGCGTTTACACCACTAGGGTGTATCCGCTGTCCTCGGAGAACATGCCTGCTGTAACTGTATATACCGGCGCAGAGTCATCTGCGTTGCAGACGATAGGCGCACGCACATTGATGCGGAATTTGGATGTGGCAGTGGACATATATGTTCGGGCCACAACTAATACAGATGATGATGTGGACGCAATCGCTGTTCAGATCGAAGAGTCGATAGCCAATGACTTTACCGTCAACGGTCTAGCGAAAAGTGTCATACTCACGGGTACTGACATGGATTTTAGTGGTGATGGAGAGCAGCCGATTGGGATAGCACGTCTAACCTTTTCTGTGAGCTATATTACTGCTATAAATGACGTGGAAACGGCCAGATAAGGAGGCTCCTATGGCGACGCACACTGGTAGCGAGGGAACCGTAAAGGTCGGTTCCAACGCAATTGCAGAAATCCGTTCTTTCTCAATTGAGGAATCGGCGGATACTCTTGAAGACACAACGATGGGCGACACAGCTCGCACCTACAAATCGTCGTTGACCACCTACACCGGCTCGCTCGATGTGTTCTGGGATGAAACAGACGCAACGGGTCAAGGCGCACTGACGATCGGCGCTGAAGTTGTTTTGAACCTTTACCCTGAAGGTGACACGACTGGTGACACATATCTGACTGGTTCAGCTATTGTTACTGGCCGTTCCGTAAGCTCCAGCTTTGATGGGCTTGTGGAAATGTCTATTTCTGTGCAAGGTAACGGCGCATTAACAACAACAACGGTGTAAACCATGTCACTAGCCAAACGCATCGCAGCCAACCGCGCTGAGAAGACTAGAAACTTCGTCGATGTGAAAGAATGGGGCGAAGGGGAAACCCCCCTTCGCCTTTATTTCACAGAAGTGTCCGCTCGAGATATCGAGAAGGTGCAGCGCAAATACCCAGGCTTCCTGTCCGATCCAAGCATGTCAGCGATGGTCGAAATGATCATTCTGAAGAGCGAAGACGAAGCCGGCGAAAAGGCGTTCACTTTGGACGATAAGCCAATACTGCTGAACGAGACTGTCGCGCCCATCGCCAAGGTGTTCGGCGGCATCTTCAATGTCAGCGGCGTTGAGGACCATGAAAAAAACTAAGAAGCGACCCATTCCGGCTCACACTGGTCGCTCTGGCTGACCGTTTGGGCAAAACAATCGCCGAGATTGAAGAAATCAGCCTTAGCGAGTACAATGAATGGGTCGCATACTTTAACATACGCGAGGAGCGTGACAAGCAATGAGCAATCTTAGAATTGATGTCACAGCCAACGTGAATGGCGCGGTTGATGGCCTTGAGCAGGTCCGGCGGGCGACGCAGAGGACCGATCAAGCCGTTAAGCGGGCCACTGGAGGGATGAAAGGACTTCAGGGTTCGGTGTCCAGTTCCCAAGTTGCATTCCGCAAGTTCGCAATGGGCGGCGCACAGCAAGCCGGTTATCAAATCGGTGACTTCGCGGTCCAAGTCGCCAACGGCACGTCTAAGATGCAGGCCTTTGGTCAGCAGGCTCCGCAGCTGCTACAGATATTCGGTCCTGTTGGTGCGGTCGTGGGTGCTGCTGTCGCTATCTTTGCGGCCTTTGCTGTCGTCATACAAAAGACCAAGGACGCGGCCAAAGACGCTGAAGTCGAGATAATCAGCTTCGGCGCTGCGGTTGGCCGTCTTGAGAAGATCAACACAATCAGCATTGCCGAAAACCTATCAGAGCCTGCAAGGGTTGCGATGTCAGAATATTCAGGTCTTTTGGAGTTGATGCGCGAAGTCGCTCAAGAGCAAAGAACCGCTGCGCTTTCAAAATTCGCCGAAGAGGCTGCGCCAGCAGCGGGGATTGCCGAGCTTCAAAAGAGCCTAGACGAGATAAGCAGAATACGAAGAGAGATTTACGATCAAGGTAGGCGCGCTGGCGACCCATTGTATGATCAAGCGCTCAAGCAGCAGAGAGAAATTATAGCTGATTTGACGGTTGAAAGATCAACCAGAGAGATAATTCTATCAATTCAGGGAAAAACTCGAGACGAGGCAGCCAGAAGTCTTTCGGCAGCAAGAGATGCTCTTGAACAATCTGGACTGATGACCGCTGAGCTTAGAGCGCAACTTCACGCTTTTGCTGAGCAGAACGGATTGCTAGAAGCCGCCGCGGCAAAAGCCGAAGACCTGACCGATGCAGCAGAAGAGGGCGCTGACGCAACGGCAAGCGCGGCCAAGGCGGCAGGCACGCTTAAAGAGCAGATGTCTTTTGCAGCGTCACAGGCAAGGGCGTTTGCAACCGCAATAAGCGCAGCGCCTGCTGGCTTGCAGGCGATGAAGAATCAAACGGCTATTATCCAAACCGAGATCGGCGCTATCAAGGCTGGTTATACCGAGATCGGCGTATCTTCTGCGGCTTATAAAAAGCAGAGAGAGTTAGAGCTTGGCGTGTCGAAAGCCAAATCGAAGGCTGAATTTATTGCTCTCGCTACGATTATCAATAAAGATGTCGAGGCGTTTGAGGCGCGCGAAAGGGCCAAAGAACAGCTCGCTGGGTTGCGCACCAGCTTTGTCGATTTTGGCTCGAGTGGTGGCGCGGCTGTCTCCAAAGTGACCCAAAAGATAAACAAAGAGCTGTCTCCTGAGATGGAGCGCCTTAAAACCATACAGGACACGGTCAGTAGCGCTTTTGAGTCTGGCTTCATGTCTATGGTCGATGGCACCAAGTCAGTAAAGGATGCCTTCAAGGCCATGGCCTCTGACATCATTAAAGAGCTGTATCGCATCTTTGTGGTCAAGAAGATCACTGGCATGATCAGTGATTTCATCGGAGGCTTCGGCAGTGCAGCTCCGACAACCAGCCTGCGTCCCGTAGCCCGCAGCTTCGCTGGCGGTGGCTACACAGGCAATGGCGCGCGTGCTGGCGGCCTTGACGGCAAAGGTGGCTACATGGCCATGGTACACCCCAAGGAGACGGTAGTTGACCACACCAGAGGCGGTGGAGCCGGAGGCATAACTGTCGTCCAGAACATCAATGTCTCAACTGGCGTCCAGCAGACTGTTCGTACGGAGATTAGAACCTTGATGCCCCAGATCGCAGAGGCGGCCAAGTCGGCAGTGGCTGATGCGAAACTGCGCGGCGGATCATATGGAAGGTCGTTCGCATAATGGCTATTGTCTATCCTTTGAGCCTGCCCGCTCACACTGGCATCCGTAGCATTGAGCTGCGCGCTCAGAATGCTGTTGCTTATAGCATGTCGCCATTCACGTTTTCCGGCCAGGCTCACGCCTATGCCGGCCAGATGTGGGAGGCTGACATCACGCTGCCTCCGCTCAAAGGTAGAGCGGAAGCGGAACCTTGGAACGCCTTTCTGATGGCCCTCAACGGACAAGCTGGCACGTTTCTGATGGGCGATCCCAATGGTGCAACACCGAGAGGAACGGCCTCTACGTCGCCCGGCTCACCTGCTATATCTGCTCAGAGCGGAGCGACCATTTCAGTAACCGGAGCGGCGGCAAGCCAAACTGGCTGGCTACTGTCGGGAGACTACATCCAGATCGGTACTGGTGCGGCATCAACCCTGCATAAGTTGCTGGCCGACGCTGACACGGACTCAGGCGGAAGCGCTACACTGGAGATTTGGCCAGGCATACGCGGCACTCGCTCCGGCAGTGTCAGCGTCAGCAATACTGTGGGTAAGTTCAGGCTATCCACCAACAGCGTTGGTTGGTCCGCCGATCCATCCCAATACTCCATCACCTTTGGCGCGAAGGAAGCGATATGAGCCGCAATGTTCCTGCACCACTATTGGCAGCTTGGTCTGGTGAAACTGCTCAGCCATACTTTGCCATCGAGTTCTTGCTGGATAGCGGGGCCAATCGTTTTTGGACCGGCTACGGCGAGCGAACGGTTAAGGGCGATACCTATATCGGTTCTGGGCAGTTGATTTCGATTGAGGGTTTGGAAGAGGTCGCAGACCTGTCCGCAAGGGGCATTACGCTGACCGCTGACGGCCTACCTGGCGAGATCATAAGCATGGCCTTGCAAGAGCCGTACCAACGCCGTGTATGCCGCGTATATTACGGCGACCAGTCTGTGCCCGATGTTGTCATGGTTTTCTCCGGCCTGATCAACAAGATGACAATCAATGACAGTTCTGACACTGGGACAATTTCCGTCTTGGTGGACAGCAAGATGGTCGAAGCTCAGAAATCCAGCAACCGAAGATACACGTCTGAAAGCCAGAAATCGCGCTATGCCGGTGACACGTTTTTCAATTATGTGACAGCTATACAGGATGCAGAAGTGTTATGGGGCCGGAACGCAAGTTAAGCGAATACCTGAAGGCCGTAGCAAACGAGCCATTCAAGTGGGGCAGTCATGACTGTTTGACGTTTACCAACGGCGCGTGGAAGGCCATGTACGGTTATGGATGGGCCGACGACTGGCTCGGGCGATACATGAAAACAACAGAATATGGTGATCGCCCGCTGCGTCCTGACCAGTTGCGCGCCGAATTTGGTTATTTTGCATTCAGTAAGGCCGTAGACGAACGGTTGCAGCGAGCAGGCCCAATACCTCCCCGCGGCGCGTTGGTCGCGACAAAAAAGGTGGAGCGGATGGCGATCGGCTACGGATTGGGCATTTGCGTCGGGTCAAAGGCAGCGTTTCTTTCTCGCAGCGGCGTGGTATATAGTTCGATAACTGACATTGCGAAAGCGTGGGTGCAAAATGAAGTATAAACTTGGCGATTTCACAGTGAAGAACTGGAACGATTGGGACCGGGTTCCCAGAGATCCGGTAACAATTGGCTCGTTCATCTTGGGCAGCACCCTAACCGCGGCCACCACGGTCGCTGGGTACGCGATTGGTGCAGCGTTTGTCGGATATCTTGCCACATCACTTGTCACGTCATGGGCGCTGTCGGCGCTTATGCCAAAGCCGTCTTCGGGCACGGGCATGGAAGGCCTTTTGGTCAACCAAAAGAGCGGAATTGCGCCTCATGATTTCGTGTATGGTGAGGTCCGCAAGGGTGGAACAATCACATATTATGAGACAACAGGTGAGAAAAATAAGTTCCTGCATCAGATCATTGTTTTGGCCGGTCATGAGGTCGACGCAATTGGCGATCTTTACATCAATGATGAGATCATCAACGAAGGCACGACCTATGACTACGTCATCGAGTCACAGCGGATCATTGAAGGCGGCAGGGCAGAAGGCGAAATTTATGATACAGTAGTCAACATCAAGGGCGCATCAACTCAGTACGCGCAGGGTACAGTCTTAACCCTTGCCCAGATTCTGGAACTGATTGCTGAGTCCGGTGGCGATAGCACATCAGCCAACCAAGGCGGCACAATCACAACAGTGACGCAAAATTCTGGCGTCATCACGGATGCTCGCTGGAAGGGGAAGATCAGAGTCAATCGGCATCTCGGCAACCAAACTGCGCCCGATGCGGACCTTCTGGCTGAGTCGGTGATTCTGAACGAATCTATTGATGGCGCACCGGCAGACGGCCCTAACTTTATTGGCCAAGGACTGGCCTACATCTACGTCCGATATGAGTATGACCGCGACGTTTTTGAAGGCGGTCTTCCGATGATTACGGCAAAGGTCAAAGGCAAGAAGGTTTATGATCCGCGCACAGGATCAACGGTATGGAGCAGCAATGCCGCCCTTTGTGTCAGGGATTACATTGTATCCTCTTATGGCCTGAACGATACCGACATTGATGAGTTGTCGTTTGCGGTCGCAGCCAACGTCTGTGACGAAGTGGTAGCGCTTGCGGACGGTAGCACAGAGGCGCGTTATGCGCTGCATGGTGTTGGTAATGCCGACACGAAGCATGAGACGTTTCTGGGGCGTATGATGACTGCCTGCGCAGGGACACTGTTTTGGGGCGCTGGCCAGTGGAAGCTGACGGCGGCAGATTATGTTGCGCCCACCAAGACGCTGACTATGGACGATCTGCGCGGACCGATCAGCTTGGACACGCGGACCAATCTGCGAGACCAGTTTAACGGCGTGCAGGGCACGTTCAACAACGCTGCCGATCGCTGGATGACCGCTGACTATCCTCCGATCAAAGGCACGGCATTTGTGGCCCAAGACAACGGCGAGGAAACGCTACTCGACCTAGACTTGGCGATGACGACCAGTTCGGCCACTGCGCAGCGCTTGGCGAAACTGACGCTGTTCCGAGGCCGAGAGCAGATGACGTTATCAGCGGACTTCGGGTTGAACGCGCTTGATGTTGAGGTCGGCGAAATCATTGCACTGGACATTGAGAGATATGGCTGGGTTGGCAAAGAGTTCGAATGCGTGGGCTGGAAGTTCGGCCCAAGCAGCGATGCTGGCGATCTGCGCGTTACGATGACATTGCGTGAGACTAGCGCTGCGGCTTTTGATTGGAACGCTGACGAGCTGGACATCATAAACAACGACACCAATTTACCATTGGGTGGAGCTGGGCTGACCATCAGCGGGTTGTCCGCGACAGCAGTTGGAAGAATACAGGACGACGGAACCTTTCTCAACGCTGCGGCGTTGACTTGGACGGCGGCGGCAAGTGCGTTTCTGGATCATTACGAGGTGCAGTGGCGCACAACCACGGGGGCGAATTATGCAAGCACGACATCGGTTGAAAACGCTATTGAGCTGTCGCCTATTGTTTCTGACAATGAGTATGAGTTCCGTGTCCGCGCCGTTACGGTTGGTGGTTCTGTCGGTCCATTCGCGTCTATTATCTTTGTCCCTGGTGGTGATACCAGCACTCCTAATGCGCCGACTAACCTAACTGCGGTCGGATACTTCAAGAGCGTGACGCTGGCATGGATTGCCCCAGCATCGAACACTGACGGTTCAGTATTCGCGGACTTGGATCAATACAATGTTTACCGCAGCTTCAGCAGCCTATTCTCCTCGGCAGTGCTGGTTGGCAACACCACCGGGCGTTCGTACAATGACGCTGGCCTTGATGATAACCAGACGTATTACTATTGGGTCTCTGCGGTTGATAGGTCGAGCAATGAAAGCGCAGTGTCAGCTTCTGCGGTTGCCACAACCAACTTCATCAGTGCCGCTGATATGGTTGATGATATTAGGTCACAGATTGACGCTGCAAGAATTGACAGAGGCCCTTCTTTACCTTCCACATCAGGTTACTCTGCTGGTGACTACTTCTACAGGACAACCACAAAAGAGCTGTTTGAGTTTGATGGTTTTTCTTTTACCCCTGTAGAGTCTGGTACACTCAAGGCCAACTCTGTCGTCGCAGGTACAATCGACGTATCCAGTGCGTCTGCGGACATTCTTTCAGCAACACAAGCAGCAATTACTTCTCTTTCGGCAATCACAGCAAACCTTGGAGAGGTAACGGCTGGCTCTATTAACACCTTGTCGAGTGGCATCGGTCTTCAAGCCAACGTGGTTGGTAAACCAAATGCGGTTTATGTGTACCAGAACGATATTAATACATATGGCATATTCGCAACAGCAACGGCCACAGGTGGGGGTGCAACTCAGTTCACATCTCAGGGTGGCTTTACATCTCAGTTCATCAACAACGTAAGCGGCTCAGGTGCTTTTGGTGCTTACGTTGCGATTGACGCTCAGATGAGTGGCGGGGGTAAGGCACGGATTGGGGTATCTAGCACAGGCGGTGGCTATGGTGTGGAGGTATATCAAGGTGGTTACTATGACAGCAGCGGTCTTGGCTACGGTCCGTTTACTGGTCGTCACGATGGGATGATCGACAAGGCAACACAGTTCTCTCTTGGGGATATTGTTGTTGATGTTAGAACCATCGCCGTCACATTGTCTGACTGCTTTACAGAGGTCGGTATTCCCAGCGAGCCCAATCAGAAAGCAGCAATAGGCGTAATCACAGGCTCGTCCTCAGATTGGCACACGCCAGCATCGTTCATTGATCAAGTGGCGACCGCACAAAGTATTGCGGAGCATGTCCCAACACCATCTGACCCATCTGGACCAATCGTTACCACTCATAATATCTCGGACTACGACCAGGTCTATGATATGGTGACGATAAACTCTCTTGGTGAAGGTGCGATCAATGTATGCGGCGAGGGTGGTGACATCCAGACTGGTGATTTGATTGTGACATCCAGTGTTCCCGGTAAGGGCATGAAGCAGTCTGACGATATTGTCAGGTCTTATACTGTCGCCAAAGCTCGTGAGAGCGTTTCATTCGCAACCGCTGATGATGTGAAAATGATCGCGTGCATTTACCTTTGTGGATAATTAATGCGTTCGCGTGACATGCCGAATATGATGTGATATTCTGCGAAGGCATATGCAAACTTAACCTCTGGAGGGCCGAGAATGGCTACTTTCAACAAGGTGAACGACTTTGTCCAAAATGCCGTTCACAACATGGACCTCGAAAGCGACCAAGTCGTCGTTGCTCTTTCAAACACTGCGCCAGCGGCAGAGGTTCCCAACCCAGCCATTGATGGCAACGGTGTTTTGGCCAATGTCACGCAGGTTGCTTACACAAACCTGTCGTCTCGCAATGTGACTACATCGTCATCTTCGCAGACCAGCGGTACATACAAGCTAGTATTGGCTGACATCACTCTGACTTCGACCGGCGGGTCTACAGGACCGTTCCGGTATGTCTACATCTACAACGACACCGTGACGACGCCTGCTGATCCTTTGATCGGCTACTACGACTACGGTTCGTCCTTGACGCTGAACGATGGTGACAGCCTTACAGTGGACTTCTCTGCTGCAAACGGCGTGCTTCAAATCGCATAAGAGGTGCTAAAATGGTCACATTGGCTAACCGCGTAAAAGTTGCAACTGCGACCATCGGCACCGGCACAATCACACTAGGGGCAGCGGAGGATGGTTATCAAACCTTCGCTGCCGGTGGCATTTCCGACGCAGATATTGTGCGATACACAATTGAAGACGGCAGCAACTGGGAAATTGGTTCTGGCGTATTTGACTTAACGGCAGGGACGATGACGCGCACTGTCAGCGAAAGCAGCAACGGTGATTCGGCCATTAACTTGACCGGCAGCGCGACCCTATTTCTGACCATACTGGCTGAAGACCTTTCAGATACCTTGGACTACGGCCTTGTCACAGGCGCAGTAACTTTAACAGATGATTACGGGAGCCTCACCTAATGGCAAGACAAGTTCAGTTACGCCGTGGCACTACGGCAGAAACCTCCACTTTCACAGGTGCTGTTGGTGAAGTTACTGTTGATACAGATAAGGACACTGTTGTCGTTCATGACGGTGTTACTGCTGGTGGTATCCCTGTCGTCTCAGATCAGACTGTAGTTCTGACTGATGGTACTGGTATTACAACTTCTGGTACATATCCCAACTTTACAGTTACTAACTCTGCACCAGATCAGACTGTAGTTCTGACGCAAGGTAGCAATGTTACAATCACTGGGACTTACCCCAACTTCACCATTGCCTCAGCCGATACGAACACGACCTACACGGCTGGCACTGGTTTGGATTTGGCAGGTACAGAGTTCTCGGTTGCAGCGACAGTTGTGACAGCCTCTTACACTGGCGATGTGGACATCACAGGTGAGTTCATTGCTGATAGCTACAACGAGACCTACGCAGCGGTTACATCGACCACTAACGCGACAACAGTAGACTGTGAGGCAGGTAACAGCTTCTCCCATACTCTTGCTGAGAACACTACCTTTACGTTCAGCAATCCTCCTGTGACTGGTACATCTTACACGATGTCTATTGAGGTCATTCAGGATGCAGGTGCAAGTGGATTTACGGTCACATGGCCAGCCTCTGTTGACTTCCCTGCGGCAACTGCCCCAACACTAACAGCTACGGCTTCTGCAATTGATGTATTTGTGTTTACCACAAGAGACGGTGGCACTACTTGGTATGGTTTTGTCGCTGGTCAAGCACTTGCAACACCAGTTTAAGGGGAGAACTATATTATGCCCGATTATTGGATAAATGTGTTTGGTGGTACTGGAAGTGAAATTGGCTATGGTGTATCTGTAGACTCTTTAGACAACATTGTTGTTACAGGTTATACTGCTTCAGATGGTGCTGGAAATAATGACTTACTCGTAGCTAAATACAACTCAAGTGGTTCTCTTCAGTGGGAGAGACTTTTAGGTGGTACTGGAGATGACCGTGGCTATGGTGTATCTGTAGATTCTTTAGACAACATTATTGTTACAGGTTCTACTAATTCAGATGGTGCTGGTGAGACTGACTTA